GATTGTGCGTTTACTTCACCGCCTTATTTTGCAACAGAGAAGTATAACACAACAGGCAAACATTCAAATGAACAATCATGGTCAAGATATACAACTTATGAAGAATGGCGAGATGGTTTCTATCTGCCTGTAAATCAAAAGACATTTGATTCTTTGAGTGACAATGGTTATCAATTCGTCAACATCATGGATCCAAAGATTAAGACAAAGAGATACTATGCAAGTGATGATTTGATTGATAATCTTACTGAAAGAGGTGCAACCTTCTGTGGTCAGATGGGTATGAGAATTATGCAAAGACCAAAGAATGTTGAGAACTTAGATGAGTTTATGCATAAGATTTACATTGAACCAATCTGGTGTTTCAGTAAGAAAAAAGATGAATTTAATCTTGTAAATGACTATATGAATACTGGTGCCCTAGACAATTTCTTCGGATAAATATAAGAATTACATAACGGAGTGTTCATGGGTTCATTTAAAAATTATCTAAAAGAAGACAAAACTGAGGGTGCAGTTTTTGAAGAAGTCATCGTAGCCGCTTGGAACGGAAAACCTGGACCAAAGACTTCAACTATTGCACCAGATGCTGGTAAGAAAATTGTTAAGTATTTAAAGACACAAAACATTACTGGTAAAACAGCTTCAAAATTAGCAACAAAAGAAGTTGATGTTACTTCAGAGTGGTCTAAATTTTGGTTGCCAAAATCTGTTCCAAGTTCAACAAAAACTCCAAAAACAGATATTCTTATTGGTGATAACAGAATATCTGTAAAAATGGGTCCAGCACAACTTATGTCTGGTGGTCCAAACGAATCAACCGCAACATTTTATGCGGCACTCAATTCAATGTATAAATCTGGAATTGATGTTAATACAGATTTATTTCAAGAAATTTGGGCAAAACTAAACACACTTACCAAAAGTGGAATTGCTAAAGATAAAGTAGATGCTGAATTAAAAAAAGGTAAAGATAAATTCCTTGCACAAGCAAATAAAGTAAATAATGATGTTAAATTATTGATGAAACAGGCTTTTGAAAATGAAGATTTTCGTTTAGCTTTTGTTAGAGAAGCAACAACTGGTGAAGTTAAATTCAGTTCAAAATCGGATGCATATGCCGACTATGTTCTATCAAGTGATTCAAATGGTGATGTATCACATTTATATAAATCAACAAATAAAGCTTTTTTAAATAAAGTTGCTCAAAAAGCAAATGTCACAGTTAGATTCAAATCAACATCTATAAAATCAAAAGGTGTTAAAACTGGCGAATACAAATACTGGTCGGTTGTTGCTATTGGTGTAAAAAAGTTAGAAGAAGAATTTGAATATTATAATGGCACACTACTAACAGAAAATATCATTACAGGTATTTTTGAAAGATTTAAAAACTTTTTAATGAATCTTTTTCAAAAAGTGTATGAATATTTAAAGAGTGGTGTACATAACCTTGTTGATTTTTTTGACTTACAGCCTGATGTGCAATTTAACAACAACATAGATTTTACGGAGTTATAATGGCAAAATTAAATGAGGGAGACATAGTTGAAGGTCTTTTCACAATTGCTCTATCTTTGTATTTGGCTTATGGAAAAGTAGATAAAAATGCATTGAATAAAATTCGCACACAAATCGACACAAAAGTGTTTAGCAAAGGAAGATTTAAATATACCGTAGCTTCAAAACTCAAAAGACAGAATGGTAAAAATCCTCCAGATTTATTTAATGTTGGATTTGAAATGCGTCTAAAACCTCAATCTGTTCAAGGCGCTTTTGATAAAGAATATGAGGTGTTATATAAATCATTTAGAGATGTTGGTAAAATTGATATGAAAATTAATCAATTAATCAAGTCTTTGGAGTCAGCAAATTTTGCAAAAAAAGCTAATGGTGCTGTGAATTATTTTTTAGATAATAATAAATCAGAAGATGTGACATTTACAGTTATCGCCGATGGCATTGCAGGAGAGTCAAGTGGGGGGGAATTGAAAGGTGATGTTACATTAGAAGTTTATGCCACATTAAAAAATTCTAATAAAAAAATAATATCCGGATCTTTACCATTTTCACTTAAATCTGAAAGCGTTACGGTTGCAAATTTATCACCTTATCGTGGTATGTTAGATTTTGCAAAAGCTATGAAAATTGACTGGAATGCAGAAGAAGATTTTATCAGACTTAGCAAACCCTTTAATGGTCCTATTGAACAAAAAGCAAAATTTAAATTGATAGTTGAAATGTATACTGAGTTAAAAAATGAGATAGTTAAAAAATCGAAAGACTCAAATTTTTCAAAACCGGCATATGCTTTTTTAAGAAAAAGTATTTTTGGTTCTGACTTAGCAAATGTTGTTGATGTACAACGAGGCGTAGTGAAAGAAATTACTGTAGAGTATTTCGATAAACTTGAAAAAACATCAAAATTGGTTGTGGAAGTTAAAGGAAATAATTTAATTTTTAAAACTGAAGATACTGACATTCCAATTTTTCAAATAAGAACAAAACTAAGACCACCGCCAGCAAATGAAGCAAAATTCTACTTAGAAGTTGGTAAAGGTATTTACAATAAATGAACTTCACACAATACTTAACCGAAGCAAAAAAAGAAGGTGCAAATCTTCACCTAGAACATATTGAGGATGAGATTCTCAATCGTGGTGTTGCGGGCGCCAGAGATGCAATTAATTTCTTACAGGCATTGAGAGATATGCTTGCAGGTCATTCACAAACAAAAGTAAATGTAACAACAAAATGGGATGGTTCACCTGCAATCTTTTGTGGTGTTAATCCCGATAATAATAAATTCTTTGTTGGTACAAAAGGTGTCTTCAATGCAAATGCAAAGTTGAATTATACCGATGATGATATTGACACAAATCATCCAGGTGAAGGTCTTAATGTAAAATTAAAAGTTGCATTGCGATATCTACCAAAACTTGGCATCAAAGGTGTTCTGCAAGGTGATATGATGTTTGCAAAAGGTGATTTATCAAATAAGACACTTGATGGTGAAGACTACATTACATTTCAACCAAACACATTAGTGTATGCAGTACCTTCAGATTCTAAACTTGCAAAGACAATGCTTGCCGCACAGATGGGTGTTGTGTTTCATACTTCATACACAGGCAAAACATTTGCAGATATGAAGGCATCATTCAATATTGACATTAAGAATTTAACACCAACTAAAGATGTTTGGTTTCGTGATGCATATTTTACCGATGCATCTGGTACTGCATCATTTACAGAAGAAGAAACAAAAACAATCACCTCTATTTTGTCTACTGTTGGTTCTACATTCAAACAAACAAATGCAATGTCTATCAATAGAATATCATCAAGTGATACTGTTAGAGAATACATTAAAACTTTCAACAACACCAAAGTTAGAGAAGGTCAAAAGATTACAAATACAACTGCCCATGTGAGAGAATTACTGAAATGGGTTGAAGAGAAATTAAATAAAGATATTGTTTCTGCAAAGATGGAGAAAACAAAGAGAGCGAAAACCATGATTAAGAATGAAATCATGCGTACTATTCGTGGCAGTTCAAATGACCTAATCAAAATGTTTGATATGCAAAACGGGATGGTTGATGCCAAGAATATGATTATTAAAAAATTGCAACAACTAAGACAAGTAACAAGCACATTCGTACAAACTGAAGATGGTTTTAAAGTAACAAATCCTGAAGGTTTTGTTGCAGTTGATAGACTAAAAGGTAATGCAGTTAAGTTGGTTGATAGATTAGAATTCAGTCATTTGAATTTTACTGCACAGAAAAACTGGAGTAAATAATGCCATCATATGATATAAACAAAATTATTGCTGAGTATGGTGATAACGATTTTGGATTCTCTGTTGCATCCGAAGAAGAATACAATGCAGTTATTGCCGAAAAAGATGAGACAGTTGAAGAATACAAAACACGATTGACACAAGTAGAAAAACTTATCATGCCATTCTTAACGAATCTTTTAAAAACGGCAGATAAACCATATATTAATTGGCCGAATAGAAAACCAATTCTTGAAGCGCAGATACAAAAGATTCTTACCTTGACTAGAGGATAAAATGTCAGAAGCAATTCAAAGAATAGCAAAATCAAGATTGTTAATGGAACAAATAACCGAGGCGGGTTATACTGGCAACATTGGCATTATGGAACTGGTAAAGTTTCAACAAAAGGCTTCACCTGAGCAGAAAAAGATGTTACAATCTCTTATTAATAATAAGAAAGCAAAAGATGCATGGAAACTGGTGCAAGATGTTACAGGCATGAAGTTGCATAAGAGTGTACAAGAAGGAATTAGTCCTGATATATTACCAAAATCTGGTGCAGGCGCTGATGGTACTGCTACATTGGTGAATACATATAAGAGTGACACACCTGGCCAAGGTCGTAAGATAAAAAGATTTAAAGAATTTAATTAATAATTGGAGTTGTTATGAATGATATAGTGATTGGTAGTATTACTGGATATGATTTTGATAAAATTAAACCATGGGTGAACTCGTTAGATAAAAGTGGTTTCACAGGCACAAAGGCCATGCTTTGTTACAATGTTTCATATGAAACAGTTGAAGAGTTAGTCAAACGAAACTACACCATCCTTGCTTTCAAAAAGGATGAAGAAAATAAAAGATTTGTATACAGAGATGACTTCTCAATTGTAGTTGAGAGGTTTCTGCACCTATGGTATTTACTAAAACAATATGAAGGTAAGTATCGATACATTCTCACAACAGATGTTAAAGATGTAATCTTTCAATCCAATCCTTCTACTTGGTTAGAAGAGAACATGGATGAAGCACAGATTAATGTTGCATGTGAATCAATCAAATACAAAGATGAAGATTGGGGTAGTCACAATCTTATGAAATCTTTTGGTCCGTTGATACATGACCACAATAAAGACAGATTGGTTTATAACGCAGGCACAATCTCTGGCAAGTTTAATACTATGCTTGATGTGTTTTTGAATCTTTATATGATTTGTAATGGCACTTCACATCATATAGAAGGTGGTGGTGGACCAGACCAAGCCGCATTGAATGTATTATTGAATATGAAACCATATAGAGACATTACAAGATTTACTGCCTCCGAAGAAGGATGGGCTGCACAACTAGGTACAACTGGTCCACAAGTTGCATCTAAGTATGGTGACAAATTGATTGAGAAATGTCCAACTCTAGTTGGTGATACAGTATGTACAAGTGAAGGCAAACCATTTGTATTAGTACATCAGTATGATAGAGTACCTGAGTGGAAACAAATGATTGAGAAAAAATATGCGTAATGTAATATTCTGCCCTGTTGGTATTCCACTTAACTACCATGATGCATATGATAGAGATAATCATTGGCGTAAGACAAATGGTATACAACGAAACTATGAAACAGTTGTGTATCAATACAAAGATTTTGATATTGAACCAAACTCATATGACCAGTTGATTAAAGATACTGGATTCAAATGGGACTTGGCAAAACATTTCCTTGATACATTTGATTACAGAGACTATGATTACATTGGTTTTTGGGATGATGACTTAGTTACTGATATTCAAAGTGTGAATAGAGCATTAGAGATTGCAACGAAAAAAGATATTAAGATGTTTCAAATGTCAACGATTGCAGGCTCAGAATCTACGCATCGAATACTACATCAAGTTCCTGGTTACAGTTATAGTCTAACAAATTTCAATGAAGGCATGGGTGGATTCTTTCATTCGTCATTGATACCTATTCTGTTAGATTTCTGGAACTACCATGAAGTTAAG